AAGCCCGGCAGCGGCACGCCGATCTCGCTCAAATTCTCCAGGATGCTGATGCACTCATTCAAAATAAACCAGATCGTGACCAGCAGCCCGAAGATGTGATTGTTGCCTAAGTCCATGCCCGTGCCGGCGGCGGCTTCCACGATCACATAATCCACCACCACGGCCACGCCCACGGCCACAAGGTACCCCAGCTTCTTGATGAAGCCCAAAAGCCCGGCGCGTGAGCTTAACGTCCCGGCCACCCAGGCGGCGGCCACGCCGGTGACGTAATCGCCGGCCATAACGATGGCCAGCACGATCACCGGCCCCATGAGCTTGTGGAAATAAGCGGCAGCCGCCGCAAAGATCACCGTGATCGTGCCCTTGATTGCAAAGTCTTTCATGTTGTCCTCCTCGTCAGTCGGTCAGCATACCGCTGTCCCAGCTGTCCTTTTCGTCTTCCGGGCCGTACTCCCGGAACATTTGCAGGGCGTAGTCGCCCCAGGTGATGGGCGCCGCAGCCTCCGCGTTGTCCGGGATCATTCCCTCGTTTTTCGCCCACTCCATGGCCCGCAGCTTCGGGTCTGTGGGCGCCTGGGCCTGGGTGTACTCGAAGATCGGGCTGCCGTCCTCGTCCTCGTACACGTTCTGCTTTGCCAGGTGATTCATGCCCATGCCCTTCAGCATATCCGCGAAGTCGGTATAGCTGACGTTCATGTCCACGTTTCCGGCGATGCCGTCCACCTGGCCCTTGCTGGTGTACTGCCAGATCGCGCACTTGCGCGGCGGGGTGTTCAGATCCGGGCTGCCTCCAGGCCAGGATGCCAGCCAGACGCCGAAGCGCATCGGGATGGCCTCGTCGAAGTATCTGGCCAGATAGTCCGGGTTCCCGTAATTCAGCGCCCAGTAGCCGCCGCCCTCGATGGCCTCACAGAAGGCCCGCACCATGTTGGAGGCCAGTTCCTTCGTGATGGTCACGCCGTTCCTGGCCGCCACCCTCACGCTGTCGTACTCGAAGTCGAAGGCCAGAGGCAGTTCCATCCGATAGGGCTTGACCGCCTCCAGCAGCGCCTTCGCCTCCGCCGCCGCCATTTCCGGCGTCAGCGCATACGAAAACCAATATGCCCCGCAGGGGATGCCCAGGCGGTTGCACTCGGCGGCGTTCCGGGTGAACTTCTTGTCCGCGTTGCCTTTGCCGTAGCCGGCCCGCAGGATGGCGCCGTCGATGGAGCCCTTGACCCGCTCCCAGTCGATGTCGCCATTGTGTTCGCTGACATCAATGTACTTTTTCATGTCGCTTTCTCCATTTCCCTAAGTTCAATTTCTTCCGTGAGCTGCCGGATCAGCTCCAGCAGCTCCGGGATGCTCATGGCCGCGATCTCCTCATGCAGCATAAGGTTCTCCCGTGATGTACTCATAGTCGGCCTCCGTGATTGTGCCGCGCTCCACGCGCTGGCGCACCTGCGCCTTTGTCAGCCTGCCGGCCTCATAGAGCCGTTTCAAACTCTCGACTAAAATGGACATTTACAGCACCCCCTGTTCAATGAGCTGCATCGTGTAGTCGTCGATGGCCTTGCTGTTGTCGATCTCTGTGATGGATTGGAGCATTTCGTACTCCGAGACCGTGATCTCCCGGCACTCGCAGGAATAGTCGGTGTATGCCGGCATCCCGGCCTCCGCCTCATGCTGAACGGCCTGGATGTTCTTCCGCTCCATGTAGAGCCCCGGCGCGATGATCTGCAAGGGACTAGGCGCAGACGCGCACCGCTCCGCTTTCCATTCTGTCATGTTCGTTTGCCCTCCTTTGAAGTTTTGAAATGATCCTTTTCATGGTCTTTATTTTCACCTTGGGCTTGATCCACCGCAGGTAGCACCCATAAGATGCCGTCGCCTCAAACCAGCCCATGTAGCTAAGAATTGCCGCCGCGTGTTTCCGATAGACGGCGGCGCCGGCGGAGACCCTTGCCGCGATCTGCGTGGCCTTCCGCGTGGCCGCGCACATGATAGCCTTCCGTATGGTCGTCCGATCCCGGAAAAATCGGAAGCCCATAAAGTCGATGTCGCGCCCGATGCGCCGCCCTCGCTTCACATAGTCGAACTTCGCCACGGTGTAGGTGCGTTTCAGCTTCAGCCGGAAGCGCCTGCCCAGCATCATTCGGATGCTCCGCAGCAGGGCGTGCAGCTTCTTCTTGTTTGGCCCGATGATCACCAGGTCGTCCGCGTACCGGCAGAAGATGCCGGCGCCCAGCTCCTCCACGATCATGCGATCCATAGGCTCCAGCAGGTAGTTGGCCAGCCATTGGGATATGTAATATCCCAGGGGCACACCCCTGTTGAAGTCCGACAGGCAAAGCTCTATGAGGTACAGAAACCACTCGTCCTTGATATGGACTCGCAGCTCCCGCATGAGAATTTCCAGCCGGATGCTGTCGTAGAAGTGCCGGATGTCGCATTTTGCAAAGTACCGGCTTTGCTTCGGGTTTTCCCTGATCCATCGCTCGATTGCCTTCTTGCCCCGGCTGCTTCCGCGCTTCGGCATACTCCCGCAGCTTAGTCCGTAGGAGCTCCGGGTGATGATCGGCTCCAGCACGGCGATGATAATGTGATGCACCCACTGCTCATAGGCTGGCGGCATATAGATTTTGCGCCACTTGCCGCCCTCGAAGACCAGGCGCGGCTGCTTGTGCGACGGGCGGAAGGCCAGTTCCGGGTGTTCCACCGGGACGCCCGGCGGCTTCGTGTTGACGATCACCAGCCGCATCTTCTCGATCTCTTCGTCCAGGTGTTCGTCAATGTACTGGATCTCCGCTCTGTGTGTTTTCCCTTTCCGCATTTTAAGATAGGCGCGGCGGATGATTTCCTCCTGACACGCCTGCCGGTGTAGGTATTTATACTGCTTGTGGCTTTCCTCTGGCAGAAAGCTCTTTGCTGTTTGCATCAAGATAGTTTCTCCTTCTATCTCCTACGGACGGTAGGTTCGACCGCCTTGCCGCCCGCCCTGCAACGGAACAATTACCACTCCCCAGACCGATAACGGCGGATGAGGCGTATTTCAACGCCCAGCGGTGTAAATGATGTGTGTCGGCATTTTGCTGTATTCCTTCCGCCCCCACTCGCAAAGCGCAGGCCGCGGGTGGTGGCAGTCCTAGATAGAACTAGGCCGCGCCGATGTTCCAGTTGGCGTTCGCCGCGTCATTGTTGAGGTTCAAGCAGCGCGGGCCATCAATCAGGTCATTGTTGCAATTCCCGAAGCGCAGGCCCACGCGCCGCAGGCCAGCCCCCACCGGCACCCGCCGCACACACCCCTGTTATTCGTATAGATACCCCTGGGGGAGTTGCGCCTTGCGGCGCACCCCCAGACCCCCCGGCGTTCCGGCTGCCGCCTACACGCTGGCAGGTGGCAACAGAAGGACGGCCGCGCCGACGTTCCAGTCGGCGTACGCCGCGTCACTGTTGAGGGTCAAGCAGCGCGGGCCATCAATCAGGTCAGCGTTGCAACCCCCGAAGCGCCGGCCCACGCGCACGTCGCTGGCGTTGACGTAAAGGCCGTCACAACCGCCGGTGCTCGTCGATCCGCTGCACGGTCTCACGGGGAGGGCTCCGAATCCGGGGACGGCCACGTATTTATTGGGGTATTCCCACCCGCTGGAGGTCGAGTCGAAGGTGATGCCGGCGGCTGTGTAGGCCGCGCCGGTGAGGTCATAGCTGTAATTCTTGCTGACCTTCACCGCTCCGCTGACCAGCAGCGTGTAGGGATCGCGCATATACTGCTGATAGGTTCCCAGCACGACGCTGTGAAAAACCTTGTTCAGCGAGGTCTTGTCGCTCGTCCCGTAGAACTGGCCGCCGCCCACGACAGCATTGGCCTTGACGCCGTAAGTGGGAGACCCGCCGGAATTGTAGCCGTTGCAGTTGCCGTACCCGTAGGCGTCCTGCAAGTCCGTGTTCTTGCAGAACATAATCATCAGGTCGATCAGCGTTTCCACGATGGCCCCGCCGAAGAACTTGGCGCGGCTGCCAAAGGCGTCTATGGCCGTCTTCTGCTCCGCCGTGGTGTGTCCATAGTCCGGCTGGGTGCCGGAGATGGAGCGCATCTTCGAGCTGACGATGGAGCCGTAAAACATCGGAATCCAGACGCCGTCAAGCTCGTTTCCGTTGGGATCAATGAAGCCCACCGGCTCGAAACCGTCCCGCTCCGTCATGGAAAACAGGACGTAGCGATCATCGCCCAGCATATACTCCATTTTGTAAATCTTCGGGGCCCAGGCGAAGGCGCCGCCGTTGTAGCTGGTGTTGGCCACGTCGCTGGCGGTCACGCCGTCGGCCTTTTTGGTGTAGTCGGTCTCGCAAAGCGCATAGTCCGCCGTGCCGTCGGCCTTCACCATATAGGGCTTGTTCTCCTTCAGCCAGGGGAAGTCCGCCCAGCTGGTGAGGCTGTACCCGCCGCCCTTTGTGATCACGATGGGCGAGTAGTCCCGGTTGATGCCGATGTACTCAATGCGGCTGCCCGGCGCCAGCGTCGCGTTGTGCTCGATGAAGCCGTAGATCTGCTCCTTTTTCAGAAGCGCCAGAATCTCCTGGCTTGTTTCTTCTTTTGCTACATAAACCTTTCCCATGTAAAAAGCTCCTTTCTGCTTATTCGTCCGGGGTCACCATGTAGAGGCCGCCGG